TTATAAAAAGATAACAGAATCGGCTGGCGTTCACCTCGGCACTATTCAAGATGTTCTCAACGAAGAGAAAAGAATCGCCCAAGAAGCCGAGAAGAAAAAGAAAATACAACAAGAGACCACGCCCGCCATCGACAGTCAAACAAGCGCTATGAAGCGTCAATCCGAAGTGATGAATCAGTTGAAGTCCTATGCCATGAACTTCTTATCTGTTTATGCGGGCATTAGGATGATAAAGAACCTCGCCACCATCACGGGTGAGTTTGAGATGCAGAAAATCTCAATGCAGGCAATCCTTCAAGACGCAGAGAAGGGCGCTACGATATTCGAGAGAATCAAAGAACTTGCTGTTATCTCTCCGTTTCAGTTCAAAGACCTTGTTTCCTACACCAAACAGTTATCTGCGTTTTCTATTCCTTACGAAGAGCTGTACGACACGACTAAGATGCTCGCTGACCTATCTGCGGGTCTCGGTGTTGGCATGGATAGGTTAATCCTTGCCTATGGTCAGGTTAGGAGTGCCGCTGTCTTACGTGGGCAGGAATTGCGCCAGTTCACGGAGGCGGGGATTCCCATTGTAGAAGAACTCCGACAGAAGTTATCCGAAGCAAACGGTGAGCTTGTAACCACGGGTGAGGTATTTGAATATATCTCCGCAAGAAAAGTGCCGTTCGAGATGGTGCGTGACATAATGGTCGAGATGACATCCGAGGGTGGCAAGTTCTACAAGATGCAAGAGGTGCAAGCCGAAACGTTAAAGGGTAAAATCTCCAACTTAACTGACGCCTTTCAGATTATGATGGCGAATATTGGCGAAAATGATGGTGGCTTAATGAAGGGCGCTATCGACGCCACAAGGGCGCTGATTGAGAATTATGAAACAGTCGGCGGCATACTTGGCACTCTTGTCGCCACGTACGGTGCATACAAAGCATCCGTTATTGCTGCAAACACGGCAGAGCTGTTTATGAACGGAACTTATGTGGCTAAGATAAGGATGCTACGTGCGGTAACAGTTGCCCAGAACGTCCTTAACGCATCTATGCTTGTCAATCCGTATGTATTATTGGCTACCGCCGTCGTAGGTCTTGGTGCCGCATTTGTTTTACTGAGAGACAGGACAACCGCAGCAGAGGCTGGTCTTAGAAATTTCAACGATGCTATCGCAGAAGCAAAAGAGCAGGCAGAGAGCGAGAGAGAAAAAATCACAAGGCTAATAACAACCATAAAGGACGAGACAAAGACACGTAGGGAAAGGCAGTTAAAATTAGACGAACTGCAAAAAATGTACCCCAGTATATTTTCAAATCTTGACTTGGAGACCGCAAAAAACCTCGAACTCGCAAAGGCAATCAGGGAAGCAAACGAAGAGCTTGACAGAAGGTCAGACGTAAAGGGAGAAGAAAGGGTTGTTGAGATAACAAAGGAACTCACGAAATTGAGGGCTGAACACGGCAAGTTTGTTTTTGCCGGCACGGAAAGCTATCAGATAAATAACCTATACAAGATAAGGGAACTCGAAAAAGAGAGAGCGGAGTGGGTAAGAAAGGCACGAGAAGACATGGAGGCTGACGCAGCTGCCACTACCGATTTGGCTGATTGGCAGAAAAAAGTAAACGACTTCGTGTCGAAAACTGGTGCTACAAGTCTTGCATTCTCCAACGAAGACGGGACAGCGTACTCTTATGTTAACAGAATCAGAGACGAATATAAAAACCTAACAGACCAATACTCCACATACTCGACACTTGTTGACTCAGGTAGCAAGAAGCAGGCTCAAAGATTAAAGGAGCAAATAGACCTCACGGAGCAACTTGCCAAGACTATGGGCTTCTCTCTTGGTGCTGACGGGAAGACATCAAGTGGAGGTAAAGACCCCAACATCGAGCAGAACGCAATGATAAAAGCCGCTGAGCGACTGTCTGAACTTCGTGCTAAAATGGCACTGGAAGAAAAGAAATACGCATTGGAGGTGAGGCGGGTTGACATTGACATGATGGCGGATGGCACGGCAAAGGAACTTGCGCAGATAGAGCTTACAAGAGACAGAGAACTACAAGCAATAGAAGAGCGCAGACAGGCTATGATAAACGCCAACCTTGACATTGCACGTGCCAAGTGGGAGTCGGAGGGTAAGAAGGGTGTGTTTTCGGAAGATGTTGCGCTGACGGAATCCCAAAATGCGGAACTAATCTCGATGGATGCTGTGGCTAACATGCAGATGGAGCGTTCAAAAGAGAAGATGCTTGAAAATCTATTAAAGCAATACAGGGATTATGCGCAGAAGATCGAGGACATAGAAAAAGAGAAGAATGAGAAGATTAAAGACCTTAACGATGGGAGGACTTCCGATAACAGCGAACTTGTTGACAGGGCAATTGCCGCGGTCGAAAAGAAAGCGAAAGAGGAAACAGCATCCCTTGCATTTGACGAGCTTAAAAATGCAGATGCGTGGAGAATCTTATTCTCAGACCTTGAAAATTATACCGTAAAGACGATGAAAGAAAGCCTCGCTGTTGTAGAAAACGCAGACACGTCTGGGCTGAACGCCGCTGACGCTAAGGCGGTGCAGCAGGCTATTGACAAGATGAAGCGAAATATTGACGAGAAAAACCCGTTTTATGCGCTTACGAACGGATGGAAAGACTTCATCAAGGCAACAGAGGAAAATCAACCCGATGCGGCAATGGAGGCTATCAACAGGATGATAGGCGGCGCACAGGAGCTTCTAAGCTACTATGAGGAGTTTCAGAAACTGATGGGTGCAACCTTTGGGGAGGAAAGTGACGCTTCATTTTGGACAAATACGGCTGGCGATATAATGAGCGCCAACGTCTCTACGGGGGGGGGGGTTGCAAAGATACTAATGGGAGACCTTAGCGGAATAAAGGACGTTATAAAGGGCGTTACCGGCTATATAAACGTCTTTCGTAACATCCGCAACAGGAAGTACGACAAAGAGATTGAAAGGCAAGAGGAGGTCGTAAAATCGCTCGAAAAAGAGTATAAGAGACTCGGCAAGGCGATGGAGGAATCCCTCGGCTCTGACTACTACAAAGCCGCTTCAAAACAAGCAGAAAATCTGAAAAATCAAGCAGCAGCCATAAACAAACAGATTGAAGCCGAAAAGAAAAAGGGCAAGGATGCCGATAAGGATAAGATTGAAGAACTTGAGCAAAGACGTGAAGACCTGCTCGAAGAATCTTCCACCGCAGTAGCAGATGCCGTTGAGAAACTGACAGGTACTGACATCACAAGCGCAGCCAATGATTTCGCACAAGCGTGGATTGATGCCTACGTGTCATTCGGGGACACCACCGAGGCAATGCAGAAGCGGTTCAAGGATATGATGCAAGATATGATTGTCAATGCGATGATAGCCCCGATAATGATGAAGTGGCTCAAGCCCGTTTTTCAAATGATAGACGACGCCTGGAATAATGACGGGAAGTTGACAGAACAAGAGATTGCCGATATTTGGAACTTGGGTAGCAAAAATATTGGGTTGGCAGATGCGGAGGCAAATCAAACAATGGGGTGGCTTGAAAAACTCGGAGTCAACCTACGTGATTCAGACGAAGAAAGCAACCTGAAGGGAATATCAAAGGGAATATCAACCATCACGGAAGACACGGCACTTGTTCTCGGTGGATATTTAAACAGTATTAGAATGAGGTTATTTGAATACATAGACTTTATGATGTTGCCAGAAAACAGACCAGTTATGAGCCTTATCATACAGTCACAGGCAACAATGATAAACCACCTTCAAGCGATAGAATTAAACACCAAGATAACAGCGGATAAGACCACAAGGCTATCTGATAACTTCGAGAGGGCTATGGTTTCAACGCCAGACGGGTGGAAGCTAAACGTAAACGCATAATGGATAAATTCAAGAAACAAGCGATAAAACTTGGTCTATGCCAAGAGTGGCAGAGCAATTGGGAAGAGACGGGACTTGTAGATAAGTACATCCGTGGTATTACTTGGTGTATGAAAAACGAGTTCCCATTGCTCTCCGATATGAAGAAGTATGACGATGCTTTACTCAGGAATGGGGTCTACAATCAAAAGACCGCAGACATCAAATGCGACAGGGACATGTACGTATTCAACGACAGCAAAATCAACTTCACCATTGACGGTTATTCTGTTTGCCGAATCTATGTTGGCAGAGGGAGTGTTGTCAATGTAAATGTGAAAGACCACGCAATACTCTATGTAGACAACTACGACAGCACCGTAAACGTCGCAAGAGAAGAGTCCGCGAGGTGCGTGGTCTGGGAGAAGTAACTATCTCCTGGTGTCACGGAATGGCTTGTGTATGGCACAATGTCGCTAACATGGCGGTACTTCAGATGCTGTTTATGCTTTTTTTAACCAAATTCTAATGTTAAATTTGCATAAATAGGCGCAGCGCATGATTGAAGTAAAAATAGACGGCATTACAAAGTGGCAAGTGAACGAATACACATTCACCGACCCGCAGATGGGAATACGCAGCATCTCTATGACTGTGAAGCACCCGTCGATGTGGACTGGCGGTGATGCCGTTCCAGAAGTTGCCAATTTTAATGGCGCATACGTTGAGTACAAAGGAGAAACATATAGCATATCTTCATCCAAACCCACAGCAGAGAAAAGCAACACTTCACTCGATTACATCTACACGCTGATATTCAAAGGGGAAGAGGATGAGTTGACAAGGCGCAAGGTGAGAAACCTCGCACTTGTTTCTGTAGACAACTATGTATCACAAGGAACGATATTCAGCATATCTGCCACCATAAGCCAATTTGCAAACCTGATAGAGAATAACCTCACGCACTACTTCGGAGACAAGTGGAGCGTCAATCTCTCCGCTTTGGATTCTGATACAGTCCAAGTCGATGTAAATAATATGTTCCTATGGGACTTGCTTGTCAAGACATACGAGTA